AACAACTAACAGAAATTGCGGTATTAAGCCCCCCGCAAAGTGTAGCAACGCACGCCCGCTACAGGGCAGCCCAAAAACTAAACAACAGCAGAAAAGCAGATGAAGGGAGAAACTCAAATGTCACGCGCAACAATATCGACAAGGTGAGGATTGCGGAAAACCTTGCCAACATAGAAATCTTCAGAAAGAGAAATGACAATGGAATCGTATTGTGCGGCAGAAATGCCGTAAAAACGATCATAATAGTCAAGAAGATCTTCTCGCGAGACAGAGTGCGAGATGGTCACGGGATACTTATACGGATTCTCGGGAAGACGAATGCGCCGACCAGTGCCTGTAAAACGATTAATCGATTTAGACAGAGCAAGAAAGGTGGGGTCAACTCGTCCAAAAGCCGCAAGAGTATCAGAAATAGATCGTAACCAAGCAAGCTGATTGACAGCATTGCGATCAACCATGTCACAGGCTAGTTTGGCTAGAAGCTTACCCGGCTTAGGCATCAACACAAAAGTGTCGCCAACGGGGAAGAATCTAGCAGAACAGAACTCAGCCTCATAGACATTGGCACGGAGAATGATCTCAACATCCATGCCAAAATCCGAATAGACACGGCGGATACCAGCAACACCGCCACAACGCTGGATTTCCCAGTCAGTGGTGACCGTGATAGAGTCATCACCACATACTATGGAAACCCAATTCCTACCTATCCCGTGAATGAAATATTTCATGGCAGCGTTAACGAGAGTGTCACCAACGCTCGTGTCGGGCCAACCAGATTGCATGGTGAACCAAACACGATAGGCAGTTCCCAGCTTAGAAAAGCCGGAACTCCATCCACGTTTAAGCAATCTCCATACCTTGCGAGGAAGCAAGGCCATGTAGACAGCCAGGAGAAAAAGGAAAGGGGGTCGCGTTATGTGTTGATCAAAACGAGATTGGTCGTCTTCGAGGACGACCACCTTTTCCCCAGGCTTACAGCGTGAAGCAACAAGACGTATAGCGGCAGCATAATCTGAACCAACCTGTTCAGCATTCATGCCGCATGTGTAAATAATTTGTTTACCGTCAAGTTGTTGTTGTGTTGTAAAGTGGTGGCGAGTACGATTATCACCACCTGGGCGCAGACCCTTGTGCACATTTTTGGCAAGTTTATGCACATAGGGTCCAATGGCTACAGTCATTTCCACAGGACAGCCCTGGATCCACCGAGGGTCTTTGTACGGGCTCTCCAAGTCCTTCATGGCCACTTCCCTCTTTATGAAGGCAGAAGCTGCGCGGCGAACGCGCAAAATGCCTTCACTACGCACACGTTGGAAGATCTCTTTTTTTCGAGGATCAAAACGTGCAATCCAAGCCAACCAGTTAGTAGGTTTGATAACTGGGGCAACAAGACGGATAATGAGTGGCAGGACCATGGCGGTTGCAAGTAACCATGTTGCAACCATCACAGCTCTTCTAACAATATTGTGTTGGCTAAGACGTTTGCCAACGCGTCCGGTGATACTAACTTTCTCATTATGGGAACATTGACGAAAAACTGTCCCAATAATAGGTCGGGAGAAAGTGGCAAAGAACCAATGCATCCGGACTCCAAATTTGCTTTTGCACTCTTGTTCCCCCCATTTAACAGTAAACCTGTCCTGAGTAGCCACAGGCTCAAGTCCGTAATGTTCACAACAAACATCTGAATAAACGGTCTTGATATTGTCACCAACTCCATGATCATCGAAAACAGAAAGGCGATAACCTGAAGCAGAAAGTAAGGTGACAAAAAGATTGAAAGTCATGTGGTACAGACAGGCGTGATAGAAATCAGCAACAGTCAAAATGGAGTGGGCCATAGTGCGCACAGATAATTGCAGTATCCATTGAAGGCCGGTGTAACGACGAGCTTCAAGTACACCTAGGATCAAACAAGGACCCAGAACTGCAAAAATAAACCATAACAGTGGATAAATTTGGGTGTCCACATGAAAGGTTATGCGCCTATCGAAGAGATGGTGGAAAGTGCGTTCAGCTGAATGTTCAATAAAAGCGAGAAAATACCTTTTGAAAAACTCTTCAAAGCACGGTTTGAAGACAAAGTTAAAAAAGATAAGAACAATCCAACTCAGAACATTCAAAAAAAGAGTCGGACTGGGATACGCAGAGAAGGGGCGAGAAGCCTCTAAAAGATTAGTGCGCGTGATCGGGTCAGCATGATAAGCTGCCCAAAGTTCAATCTCACGCTGAGTCCACATGGTGCGAAAGGGATTCCACCAGTGAAAGGGGCGATCAATACGCCCTTGATTATG